TAAAGGTAAAGGCAAAGGCGGCGGCGGTGGTGGCAAAGGTAGTAAAGGCAAAGACCTAGCCAAAGAGGCCAAGCAAACGCATGAAAAGATTTTACAGTCTTATCTTGAAATGCTTGGGAATAAAGAGGAACTCATCGAACTTGAATACAAGAAAGAGCTTGATGAACTCAATAAATCAAAAGCCGCAAATGTCAATTATAATGAGGATTTAGCCAACCTAGAGGCGGTATACTCAGACAAGCGCATAAAAGCCAAGCAGGAAGAGGCTCAAAAGTTACTAGAAATTGAGCAATCTGTACGCGATTACGTCAAGGATTTCAATTTTAATCTTGTAAGTAAGGATTCCACAGGCAGCGCGTCCCCTATGGAGCAGCTGAAAAAGGAATATACTGAATCGATTAACGAAATCGTTGATAAGTACGCTAAAATGAACGATGATTTCGTGAAAATGGATAAAATGCAACAACAGCATTACATTGACACGTTAAAAGAAAAGGGCGTTATATTCAAGGACCATGATGACGGCACTATTTCGTTTGAAGAAATGAAAAATGCTGAGTTATTAGCGAAACAAAAGGAATATAACGATAAAGCCTTACAATATCATCGCGAATTGCAAGAGGAAAAATGGGCTATCGATGAGGCTATGCGGACGCAGAATTTCGAGGCGTTGCAGCAGGCACTTGACGATGAATATGTAGCCACCCAACAAAGCTATGATCTTAAGAAAGAACTACTTACAGAGTATCAAGACGCAGTAATGAATAGCCATTTCAACAGCCAACAACTGATATGGGACGCTGCAAGTGCTGGTATTGATAAATTGCAAGAGGGCATTTCTGGACTATTGCAAGGCACAATGACGATTACACAGGCTTTTCAAAATATGGGTAAAGCCATATTGAAAACAATCGCCGATAGTTTGGCGCAATGGATAGCGGCACAAGTTAAGCAGGCCGTTCTTGGTAAAATGCTACAATCGCAACAAACGGCGGCAAGTGTAGCAGCGGCACAGGCTCAACTCCCTGCATGGTCTCAACTAGCTCAACAGGTTAGTATGGCAACGTTTGGCGCTAGTGCGGCGGCTGGGTTAGCTGCTTGGAGCAGTAGCACGGCGGCAGGCATAGCACAGTCTACGGCGTTGAGTAACGTCGGCAATTTAGGCGGCTCGCTCAAAGGCGGCAACTTTGGTGCCATGTTTAGCAATAAGAGCATGCCAAAATTGGCCGAGGGTGGTCTTACCTATGGCGCTACCCTTGCGCAAATCGGTGAGGGCAAATATGAAGAGGCTGTATTGCCTTTATCTGATACAGTATTCGACCGATTAGGCGACGGAATCAACCGCGCCAATGGCGGCGCAGGTACTGGCGGCGCTACTATCAATATTAATGCGATTGACGCCGAAAGCTTTGGCGGGTTCCTTGAAAGTCGAGGCGGTAGAGCCTTACGTCAATTCCTTGTCAATCAAGATAGGGAATTCGTAGCAACAGCGGGGACGTGGTAGAATGGCAGAATTATTGAAATTCCCTAAGATTATTTCCTTGGGGTGGAAATCTCAAAAAATACAAAAATGGGATACTAAAATCAAGACAACTGGCTCGGGTAAGGTGCGGACCATGACAACGTGGAAATATCCGCAATATACGATTTCGACCGATTTCGAGGTACTAAAGCCAGCGGAATATAAGGAACTCATGGGGTTCTATTCTAAGACAAAGGGCGGTACAATTCCTTTCTTATGGTTAGACCCCGAGGACAATCAAGAGAAAGGCATACAACTCGGCACAGGCTCAGAGGGGTCATGGCAAGCCGTGAGAAAATTCGGCGACTTCCTCGAGCCTGTTTATCATGTTGAGGATTTGAAACTATACGCCAATGGTACGCCGATTCGCGCAGTTAGCGATAAAGGTGTTATCAAGTTAGCACAGGGCCAAACAGTAGCGCCGAACGCAGTTATAACCGCAGATTATACCTACTATTGGTTAGTGCGGTTTAGCGGCGATATGACGGCCGAGTATATTTTTACTGATGTTTACAAATCAAAAACATTCAAATTAGTAACAACTCGATAGGGGGCAATCATGAAATTGGTAAACGAGGCGCTAAGGCAGCACCTAAACAATGATAAGTATTTCGTAAGTTGCGACCTCTACGAGTTGCGACTACGCAGCGGCGTCTCTTACTATTGGGCCGATTCAGACGCGGACGTTTCCTATAATGGGCAAGTCTATAAGAGTAATGGGCCTATTATTGTAAGGGATAAGATCACCACAAACAGCACTGTAAGCGTTGATAAAATGACTGTTAGCATTTCGACGAATGAACAGGATACAATAGGCGGCGTCCCTATTATGGCCGTGGCACATAATGGCGGATTTGACGGCGCTGAGATGACGCTACGCCGAGCGTTCTTTGACGATAGCTATAAAATCATCGGTGTAGTTGGTTTATTTACTGGCTTATGTGAGGTAACGCAAGGCGGTGGTCTCACATTAAAGCTCAATGTTAAATCAATTGTGCAAAAGCTCAATATTGAATATCCTAACCGCCGATATTATCCTCAATGCCCTTTCAGCGTGTACTCTAAGGAGTGCGGCGTTGATATTAAGCGGTTCCGTAAGAGTGGCAAGGTTACAGGTCTAGGCAGCGGTGCCAATTCGATAAGAATAGATATTCCATTCGAGAATGGCTATTACACGGCTGGCGGTATAGATTGGCTCACTGGCCCAATGGCAGGGCAATCAACGCAGATATTACAAAGCAATGACGGCGTAATTCTGTACATGAGTGCCCTTGAAGTAAGCCCAAGAGTTGGCGACCAATTCTATATATATGCTGGCTGTAATAAGACGCCTACAGAGTGCAAGAATAAATTCAATAATTGGGATAGGAACAGAGCGACGCCTTACGTTCCATTAAAGGAGAGCATACGATGAAAGACATTAATGAATTAACAACTGGCGAGAAAATCGCCAATGCGGCTGTTAAATGGTTAGGAACGCCGTATGTCAATAATTCAATGGTTAAAGGCGTAGGCGTTGACTGTTCTTATTTGCTCGTTGCGGCAGTTGTTGATAGCGGCGTGATGAAACGCGACAGAATTGACATAGAAGATTATTCAAACGAGTGGCACCTGCACCATTCTGAGGAGAAATACCTCAAGTATGTGCAGCAAGTAGCCGATGAGGTGAAAGAGGGCGCCACGCTTGAAATAGGCGACTTCCTACTATATCAATATGGACGTTGTATTTCTCACGGCGCCATATATATAGGGAAAGGTCTTGTAATTCATTCCTTTGTTGATTATGGCGTAATCATCTCAAAACTTGACGATGTACTATTTTTCGATAAAAAAGGCCGCTCACGATTGAGAGCGGTGTACCGATACAGAGAGGAGCGTAAGTAATGGGCTTTCTATTTGGTAGAGGAAAGAATACAACAAATCGAGCCGATATGATCGCCGATTTTCAAATCAATACGGCCTCTTATGGTGAGGTGGTTCCCGAAATATTGGGGACCACTCGGGTTAGTGGTAACATCATTGACTATGAGGATTTCACAGCACACGAACACAGCAGCACCACCCGAACAGGTAAGGGCGGCGGTGGTTCATCGCATACTGAAATTACTTACACATATACAGTGGCGGCAGCTATTGCATTATGTGAGGGGCCTATCGCTGGCGTTGGCAAGGTGTGGCGGGATAAGGAGATATATGCTTATCCTAGCGAAAAAATCGAACTCACCTTATTCAATGGCGAGCAAGGTCAAGCGCCTTGGCCTTACATGGTATCTAAGCACCCAGACAAAGCACTACCATATAGCGGATTGGCTTACATGGCTGGCGTGGTTGATTTGGGCGAGCGTGGCAGCTTGCCACAATACAACTTTGAAATTATGGGAAAACTCAGAGACACAGGCGACGGAATCGACGTAAACCCAGCGGACTATATCGAGCATGTACTGCAATCAGTTGGGGCCGATGTGCAAATCGAGGGCATTGAGAACTATCGAGCCTATTGTAGGGCGGCTGATATATTAATCAGCACACCGCCCGAGCAAAAGAGCGCCAAGGCTCAAAGCATTATCAACGATATAGCCGAGATTACTAACAGCCTTGTATTTTGGAGTACCGACCGCCTAAAAATCGTACCTTTGGCCGATAAGCCTATAGGCGATTGGACGCCAGAAAATCAAATTCAATATGATCTCACGGCCGATGACTTTATCGCAGGCACAGACGGCCAACTTATTCTATATAAACGCAAGGATACAAGCGAGGCATACAATGAGGCGACAGTCGAATTCATTAACCGCGCCAATAGCTACGAGAAAGAAACAGTATCTTTTGAAGTAGTAGCGGACGTGCAAAAGAACGGCCTCAAGCCAGCCTCAAAGAAAACGGCTCACTACCTTTATACAAAGGCTAGAGCGCAGTACTATGCGGAGCAATTAGCCATGAAACGGCTGTATTCTAAAACGCAGTATACTTTTAGGCTAGATTGGGCCTTTTGTACGCTCGAAGTCGGCGACCTTGTAACGCTAACCGATGAGGCTTGCCAATTAAACAAGCAAATCGTAGTTATAACCGCAGTGAATGAGGCAGCCGACGGGCAACTTGAATTCACGGCCGAGGGCAAGCCAGCAGGAACCTACGCACCAGCACGCTATGATGTGCATGAAAACGAGCGCCCTTTTGTGGATTATAATCAAGAGGCGCCTAGCGTTAATGATGTGGCAATATTCCAAACAGTCGGAGACGTTGGTGGTAATCAAGTATTTATCGGGGTAAACGCGCCGAGCGGCTGGGGCGGCTGTTCCGTGTGGCTATCTGATAATGATGAAAACTACAGCCGAGTAGGTTCTATCACGCAACAAGCTCGCATGGGGCGAACTCTTACCGCATTGTCTAATACAGGCGACGGCGTAAGCGTGAAACTCAATCAAGGCAATATGAAAGGCGGCACACACATCGACGCCGAACGTGCGAATACCCTATCATGGATTGACGGCGAGGCGTTGAGTTATGAGGGTGCGCAGTTGCAGACAGACGGCAGTTATAAGCTGACTGGGCTAGTGCGTGGCCAATATGCAACTATACCAACAGATCACGCAAGCGGTGCGCGGTTCATTCGTATTGATGAGGCGCTATATCGCCATTCTTATAGAAAGGAAGACATAGGGAAAACAGTATATTTGAAGTTTACCTCTATGAACCTGTTCGGCACGAATGAGCAAGGGCTTGATGAAGTGCAGGCGTATCCATATAAGATAGTGCCTTACTACATTCCAGAGGTTAGCAATTTAGCGCTATATACTAAATATTACGAAATCGGTAACGGCGTATTATCCTTTGACGTAGTGGCTCAATTTGATGTGCCTCGTATTAATAGCCTTGATACAGTCGAATTGTGGTATAGAGAGCAAGGCGGCACATGGAAATATGGGGGTGCTGGTGAGGGCCTTATTACTGTTAGCGGGTGCGAACTTGGTCATACCTATGATGTGAAAATACAAGTAAAGGACACGCACGGCAATACATCGCAGGGCTTGACTAAAAGTATTACAGTTGAGATGAAAAGCGAAATACCGAATGCACCGCAGGGCTTTTCTGTTTCGTTTGGGGACATGGCGCATTTTAACTGGCTCGAAGTTAGAAATGCCGATGTAGATTATTATGAAATTAGATCCGACCTCAACGCAGGGCAAAATGACGGACTAATTGGCCGCAGTAATAACACAACATTCAGCACGTTATTAACGGAACGCACCTCAAAAGTATATTGTATCGCGCATAATCCTGCTAAAGGATACGGCGCCCCAGCTGAATTGACGTACAATATACCTATTCCAAAGCAACCGACAAAGGTCAAAGCAACGGCCAATATCAGCGGTATAGGCGTTACGTTTGAGCCGATTCCAGTAAACTGCAAGGGTGCCAACGTATATATTGATGATAATGTGTATTACATTACTACAAACGCTATAAATGTGCCGCTCGAGGCTGGCGTATACGCTATACAAGTGGCGTATGTTGACATGTTCGGAGAGGGACCACGCAGCAGCGCGGAAAATGTGGCGGTAAAAGCTAAAATCGATAAAACCTTATTGGACATGGAAAGCCTAGGCCTAGAGGGCATAGACAAAGCAGTAAATGACTTGAAAGGTGAAGTCGGGACAGTCAAGACCGCCGTTAATGGTATGGATAGCAAGATAATCGACCTTGGCAACGCATACCAGCGCACTTTGAGCGATTATCAAAATAACGTAAATTCGCAAATCACGCAGCTTTCAAGCGGTATTGATTTGAAAGTAACGCAAGCAATCAATAATATAGACGGCGCGGAACTGGTGAGCCGTATCAATCTAAGCCCAGCGGGGACGCGCATTGACGGCAAATTATTGCATGTTACTGGCGAGGCCCTGTTCGATAACAATATCATCGCTAAAGGAATGATACAGGCTGGGGCTGTTACGGCCGATAAAATGCCGGGA